ATTGCTTCGTCAGTAGGATCATTGTTGATAGGAAGGATTCTGAATAAATTCTCAAACGCCTTCACCAAGCGCTGATTGCCGCCACACATACGCTCTAAATCGCTGCGTAAGACTTTGAATTGATCTGTGGTAGCCATTACACCCCCAACGGCTCTATATAAGCTTCTATGCGCGCTACAGTGAGCCTGCTATCTGATGTGCCTGAGAACTTCTGAATGCGCCAATTGTTCATATAGCCCTGTTGAAACCAGACAAGTCGCTTATTCTGCTCGCCAACTTTTCCAGATCTGATTTGTTTTGGATTAGACCAGTTCACGCCATCAGATGACCATGATGTAGAAATGATTGGATCTTTATTCAAAGCAACTCGACCAGTTAGACAAGCCAACTCGATTTGATGGAAGATTGCGCCACGCGATTCGTTATAGAGAATCGTTGTGCCAAACTCCCAGGAAACTTCTTCGCCCCAGTGCTCACCAATTTCATTTGTGAGAACCCCAAGTTTTGCAAGTACGGGGTGCCCAGCAATCCACTTTCCATAGCACCACACGAAGTTTTGAGCCAAATATTGGCTTTGGACAAGGCCTGAACTTAAAGTGAACCAGACAGGCTGCTGTGTGGCTTCTGATGCGGCTGAGTCATAAACAAGAGTTTGGTCAGGCAAATGCAGATATAACCAGTTATGACCATCCACCAAGCGAGATTCCATCAAGCACTGAGATAATATTTCTTCACTGTATTGGTGAATGATTTGTTCAATTTCACGAGTAGATATTTTATTGGTTGAGCCATTGGCAGATAACCAGAGTGCAACTGGCTCATTCTTGCCACCACCCATGAATGCAACTGCATCCATGTATTTGCAGCAAGTCTTGGTACCTAATGTGCCGCGCGTTCCCATCGCCCCATCAATTCGAGCAAATGGGAAGTTATCACCGCCAACGTTATCAAAGATCTCGATTGTGTACCGGTTAAGTGCATAGACTTCATTACGGACCTTGATCAATGCATTAATTGGATCAGGGTCAACTTCAGATGAGCCGTATTTCAAAGGGTTTACTTGAAATGGATCATTCAATTCGGTGATGACAAGAAACTCACCATCTGTCGTCATGAAATAACCATCTACCCAAAGCACATCCACCACTACACCAAGATCGTTATCAGTGATCTGTTTTAACTCAGTGCCATTGTAGAGATATAGATGAGGGTGTGAATTGATAGCCAAATAATCAAAGGAGTAATCGAAATTACAAGGGCCATAACCCATTACATCAGCAATCTCTGTCACAACTCCACTGGCATCAACTTTAATAAACTTGTTGCCGCAAACTCGATAGCAGACACCATTCCATTCAATACCACCGCGATCAACTGCAGGAACATTAGCAAATTGATCTATACCTTCAGCGGGTCGAAGATAACCTTGCGAAATCCCCTGTTCTTTAGGCACTGGAATCATGTTTCGTGGGTATGAAGTGCGAAAATCTGAGTTCTGATCAGTGTAAATGCCATTTAAGATAGGGATTTGCATGTTTACCCCACTCGATACCAAGTACCTGATAATTTGTCGTATTGAATTTTAAAGAATGCTGTAGCTGAGATGGCGTTAGGAGCACCAATCACAGCAGCACCATTGCCATCTACAGTTAAATTGGTAATTTGCTGTGAACAAGAAAATGAAACTGTTTGCTTATCCAACACCTCAGCAGCATCAGGTAATACCACTGTTCCATTTGCAATTCCTGTAGTTGGATTGAGCAACAAATAAGTGCCTTCAGGATGGTTCTCCACATACATTGTGAAGTCGCCATTAGGGTTGTAATGCTGAACTACAGGCGTTTTAAACTCAGGAATTGGAATATCTTTGAGAATCTCATCTTTTAGAACATCAATTGGTACTGCTCTAAAGTCTGTACAGTTGCCACGATAAATTACAACTTGATCGCCCAAGATTAAGGAATCAACAGTATTAAGTCGTTTACTCATTAAAGAACTCCACATCTTGTGCTGGGGTTAAAACATTGTTGTCTTGCTTGTTGATGATGAACTTGTCACACCAGTTTTTGTGCCCTGCACCGCTTGGCAATGTGCAACTGTATTTCATCTGTGGTGGCATTTTGACTGTCATCCCCTTAAGTTTCTTTAGGGATAAATCAGCTTGTGCTTGAAGAACTGGTGTGATTGCTTTCCCATAGTCACCAGCAATTGAAACTGCAAAGTTCAGATATAAAGCTCGAATGGCATAATCAGGCACATTGGTTTCTTGATCCAGATCACTACTGTTTGCTTCACTTGGCAATGGATAGCCAATCTGAATATTGTCAGTCGTCCATTCAGCCACCATTGTGTCCATTTCGCGTCGTATGTCTTCTAATTGCTCAGGCTGCATGTCGTAGAACATCGCAGCAAGTCCAAGCTTAGATAAAGCCTTTTCAGCAATTTGCCGCTTAGTCCATGACATGGCTTATTCCTCTTCAGGGTATTCAGCATCAAATACGAGCTTCACGAGCACATCTTTGCTATCACGTGCGCCATACTTCACTTGTTTTTCTTCGAGGATATTGCGAAGTTCATCAGCATCTAGTTTGCATAGTTCTAATTGGCGAATTTGTTTGCGTAACTGGTTGTTTTCAGCAATGTATGATTCTTTTAGATCAAGGATTTCTTCATCTTTAGATTCAATTGTCTTGAGTGCATCAAGAAGCTCTTGTTTGACCTTTGCTAAATCACCACCTGAGCCACTTGCCTTACCAATTACAATGATTTCAGGTTCTTTTAGCTCTGAGTAATTGACATAGCCTTGTTCACGCAAATGTTGTTCGTGCTCTTCACCATCCGCAATGACATGTTCATAGATTTTGGAATCACCGCGGTACAACGCTTTAGGATATTCATCTGACATTTCAGCCTCCAAAAATGACGACGCCCGCAATAAGCGGGCATTTGTCGTCACTAGGTCTAGGTTAGATTAGGTTTGGTTGAACAACTCAATACCGCACATTTCAGGGTTAGTCATAACCACACCAAACCATGTATCCAAACGGAATTTGGTCTTCATGGTGTTAATGTCGTATTGCTTTTGGAACACAATCTCGATGCCGCTTGAAGTTGTGTATGTCATCACCGCTGCACCCGCATCACGTGGCACAGCAGCAACAGCAGGAATCAACTCAATTGCATCTTTATGCCAGAATGGATTCGCATAAGCAGTTTTGATGTTGATCACATTAACTACAGCACCATTGGCAGGCGTAGCTGATACGTTTTGATATTGCTTCTCAGCTTCACTTCCACCTTGACCAGAAATGATTGGAGGAGAAATAACAAGTGATGTAGCACTGTTCACAGAAATAACACGGAAGGTTTTAAGCTGACCGGTTGCTTCCTTATTGATGTGGTGTACTGATTCAACACCAGTAATTGTGAAACAGTCACCTGCTTTCAACGCGTCTGTTGTGTTGGCCACAGTGATTGTTTGATAACGGTTATCCACGTTACCAACTTCCCCGGTAGAGGCTGTTGAGGTTGCTTTGGGAACATAATATTGGTTAGCGGCACCAATCGTTACGCCTGTTGCTGTTGCAGCAGTTAAACGAGGCACATAATCTGCTTTGAAAGTATCAAAACCTGCTACCTCACCAACGAAGCTACGAGTATAAGCGTCGTTAGACTTGTTGCCAGTGAATGAGCGAGTTGATTTCGCTAAATCACCTGCCAAACCGTTGTAATCACGTGCCGACAAAATGAATTTACGGTTTTCGCTGTTAATGCCCTGCTCAGTTAAAGCAGCATCAGCAAGAGCAATGTCATCATAAGATGTTGCAGCATTTGGCCGAGCAACTACTACGGTGCCCTGCATTGCAGCAGTACGAGCAACAGCAGTGTTAATGTCAGAACCAAGCTTTTGTCGAGCCGCTTCACCTAGGCGTTGTTGCTGTAAAGCATCACGCAGTTCTGAAGCATCAAGCAAGAATGGACTAGACTTTTTAAACCCGATTGTCGATGGAACTGACAACTGTGTTTTGTCCTTAAAGTTTGAAGTCTGATCCATACCATCATACGAAGTGGCAATATAAGGAGCTGGACGCCAAATCGTGTCATTTGTACGCGCTGCATCTGCACCATTGATGGTGTACTTCGATACGTTGCGTGCCATTACTTCTGAGTCTTCGAAACCTTCACAGAGTTGTTCCCATGCAACGATTTCTTCTTTGCTAAATGCATTAGCCATACTTTATTTCTCCAAATTATTCTTTCTGGCGCTTTTGCTGCTTGTATTTGATAACAGGAGTGTAATCTCCCGTCTTAGCTGCAGTGGCGCGTAACTTTTCTAGAGTCGAGTCAGTTGTTCCGCTCAGTGAGCCTGAACCTGTGACCTTTCGCTCAGGTGATGTTTGTGGTTTTCGTGTCTGAACTTTTAACTGGTGATCTAGCGACCCTGCTTCAAAAGCAAACTGAATTGGGTCTGTGATACTTGCAAGCTTCCTTGCTTTCTCTGGATTAGTACCCAAGTGATAGATGAGCAATTCAGGTTGTTTAGCTCCCATTACAATCATGTTTTGTTGAAGCTCATTTAAAGTGCCTCTCGCAACTTCTTCAGCTTCATCGTAATCACGTACTTTGTGTTTGGTTTTGAGCTCTGCCTTCTTGGCTTCATAATTACTGACACGGTCTTGCCAGTTCTTATTTGCCTTTTCCTGCTCTGCTTTCTTAGCTTGCTCTTGCTGATCGTATTGAGCCTTTTTGCTATACCATTCATCAAGTTGTCGCTCTAGCTCATCTGTGTCATAACCAACAGTTTCTATAGTAGGCTTCTCACCTAATTCGATTTCTTGTGGTTTGGTTTGACTTGCAAGTTGTGCTTCAAGTTCGCGGATCCGCTTCTTATTAGCTCGATTTTCTTCACGGGTTTCCTTCACCCACTTAGGTGCTGGCTGTCCATGAAATTCATCTTCTTGCTGTTGTGGCTCTTCACCATCAATTCCAATGAAGAACTCTTCTGATTCAGTTTGCTCAGTGTCAGCCTGTTCATCATCTCGATGTTCTTCCTGCTCTTGAGTTTCTGCTTCCTGTTCTTCAGTTTCGAATTGGTCTTGCTCTTGTTCAGACATTTGTAACTCCCTCACTCATAGGCTGAGCGGCCGCCATGTTTTGTTGTGTTGCTTGGTTAATCTGCTGAATCATGCCAAGAATAGCTTCTTGATCATCTCGATCTGTCTTAGCTAATGTTGCTGCTGTTTCAGCTCTGGTTTTTTCTGCCTCTACAATCACCTTGATAGTGTCTGCTTTGGCTTTTTGAGCTTTGGCAGAAGCTTCTTCTGCTGCGGCTTCTAAATATTGTGCATTTGGATCAGGTGGCTGATTCTGTGCGGCTTCCATCATTTGCTGCTGCTCTTCCTCCGTAGGCTCAACAACACCCGCTTGAACTAAATACTTGCGGTAATAGTTGCGGAAGTCTTTAATGCCTTCGCCTTCCATATTCATGTAGATCATGGCTAGAAGGATTTTTAAGTCCTGCTGATCCGTTGTATAAGGAAGCAGAGCTTGCATTGAACGAACAATTGCAGATTTCTTACTTGAAGAAGTTGGGCCAACATCAACACCCACATCAAAAGATGCCTTGGTTAAGTCGTTTTCATATTCAAGACCAGACTCACCAACAATAGGGCGCGACAATTCAGCACTATCAACTTCATCTTGCTTGCCGATCGTCTTCATGCGACGACCTTCTTCAACATAAAGTTCCTTAGCCATTGATAACCAAATGGTGCCGCAGCGCTTAATTGCCTTGGCGAAGTTATCTACATAGATGTAGGACTGCATGCCAAGCTGACCTTGAACAAGGTCAATTGCCTCTGCACTTACATTTGCGTTTAGCTTTTCACCTTGCTCCTGGTTACCAAGAAGCTCTTTGATGTCTGTATCAGTGATTTGAAGCAGAGCTGCCAAAGAAGGTGGCACTTGAGGCGGCTTTGTGTATGCAGTTGGTCCTTGGGCGACCACTTGGCCTTGACCATCAGTTAAAGGATTCGCAAGTAAATATGGATAGTTTTGGACATTGTCCTCCGCCCACATATTCTCAAACCCTGCAATCTGTTCAGGAGCCATAATCGGCTTTTCAATTGGAGATAATGCTGCAATCTCACCAAGTCGGCTCAATTGCATGTTCTTGAGTCGCTGAGCATCTTTACAGAGGCGGACATGGCCCATGCAGCGCTCTACATTGTCAATAAACCAACGTTTCCCATAGACAGGAACAATTGGAATGTGTCGCCCTGCCACATAGCCACAATCATCAAGAATCTTTGAACCGCTCATGATGTACTTATGAACTTTGCATCGCTCATTTGTCTTGACGCGAAGTTCGTTAGCACCTGTTGCATCAAGTTTTTCACGGATAGAAGGATCTTTTTCAAGCTCTTCTTCTGTGTGTCGCTCTTCAGTGCCATCAATCAATTGGAAGATGTGTATCTTCTCTTTGACTTTCTCAACAACGTAGTATTCAGCAACATAAACAATGTCAGGAGTACACCAGTCAAACTCATCATTGCGAATGTCTTTGTCCCAAGATGCAGGGTCATCGTCGTATTCTTCTTTGTATCGGTCAGGTGTCATCGACGACAATACAAAACAAAACTTGGCATCTGCCTTGTCTTGACGCTTGGCATCTAAATCAAAGAAAACACATGAGTCGGCATCAAAGATAGGTTCGATTCGGATGCGTTGACGCTCGTTTTCCTCGTCTTCTTCATCTTCCTCACAAGCACGTAATCTGAAAGCACCAAATCCACCACCAACTGCTTCCTCGAAAGCATTGTCATAAGCTTCCTCTGCACCAGAATCCTGCTCATCAGCACGATATAATCCGTCACAGGTATCAGCTAAATCATCGTTCTTAGAACCATCTTTAGAGACAAAATCTACAGTGATGCGGTTGTTGCGGTACTCGTTAATAATGCGAATGACAGCCAAGTGGATTTTGTTGACTTCAAATTTTGGTTTGTTTGCGAACTGCTCACCCAATTGGCCTTCCCATTGGGCGCCAGCAATCGAATAGAAACGACGATCCTCTAAACACTGTTGACGTTCATCTCTAACAGTACTTTGAATAGTGTCGAATTGCTTTTTTGCACGGGCGTGAAGAATCGCAAGTTGTTGTTCTTTAGCCACAACTTGACCTCACTTAATTGAATTTTTACCAGCGATGTGCTGTAGGGATTACTTGTACTTTTGGTGGTTTTCTAATTACGCCGATTTGTTCTCTGACTTGAGCAAACTGACGGAAAGCATCTGCTGATTCTGAGTTTCCATCAGACTTCACTGGCTCACTTGTGTAAGCTTGAGCATGTGCATTAAATTTCCTTGTGTAGTTCTCCAGGTGTCTTAACCCTTCTTTGCAGCGGTCAACATCAAACCAGACATCGTTCATCAATGCATCGCGTGTTTTGTTGATACCATGGAGTAATTCTGAAACACGAGGAACAATTTCAACATCAGTTAGCCCAAGATTCTTAAGCATTTGTTGTGGTGATAGGTTTTGACTTTCGCCTTGACGCGCATGTGCTCCATCATGTGGCAAATAGTGCTTACCCCATAAATATCCTTTGGCTTGCATAATCTTTACAAAGTATTCGTATGGTTCACCCCAACCCTCTTCAAAGTCGATGAATAGATCTTGCATTCCAACTCGTTGATGGAACCAAATAGCTGTTCCATCTGAGTTACCGATATCCCAAAAAGTATTTACAGGAACATCTGTTCGAATTGGTAGAGAGCAAATTCGCTGCTCTTTACGAACTTTGATAAATTGCTCTGTGTACCAGCATCCCTCTTTAGACTTCTTAAATGCCTCTTCAGGCGTGGACGGGTATTCCTGCCACATTAGTTCGGAAGAACCCTGAAAGTCGTTATCACGAGTCGCTATGTACCAATTACGCTGTGATGTACCAATAGAATCGCCACTTTCCTGCTCGATTCTGTCAAAGTACTCATGCTCTTTAGCTGTAATGTGTATGTTTGCATCAAGGGAATATTCACTAGCGCCCTGCCATGGGTAAAAGTGAAATCTAAAGTCTTTCTTACTTAACTCAGTTCCTGATGCCTTCTTATTACGTGCTGTTTCGCACATATTGAAGAATGCACCTTCATCACCCTCTGCTGTGGATTCAATTACCACAATTCCATTAGTTGAAACTGCGGGAATAGAGCCTGTTAAAACTTCCTTTGCTTTGTCTGGATACTTTGCGCAAATCTTTCCAAACTCTGAGACATGCAAATATTGCAATGTGCCCGAACGCATAGATGTTCCAACAGTGATAGAGCTGTTGTTATGGGCAAAAAGTAATTCGCTCGCACTGTCTCGTGCTAAAGGAAATTTAGATTTAATTTCTAAGGGTAGATTGTCATAAGCAAACTTGACCTTATCTCGGAAAAGCTTGTCAGCTGCATACTTATCTTGTGCAATCATCCCAGCACGTGTATCACCCTTACCAAATAAACAGCAATCCAGATAATAGATTGCAATCATAGTGGTAAAGCCAAGCTGTCGAGCTTTTAGGATGATGTTGCGGTACCAAAGATTTTCTATGAAATTGATTTGATGTTCATTAGGAATGAAGGGAGCTTTCAAGCCCTCTGTTTCATCATCACCTTTAATAAGGATTTGATATAAAAAACCACTTGTAAGACGCCACCATGGATCAGACAAGTTTTTTTCTAGCTCGTCCGATGTCATAGTTTTATCCTTTTGGTTTTAAGGTATTTCCACTTGCACGCTCTAATAATTCTTTAAGCGGGTCAGAAACATCATGCTCAATTTTTTCTTTAAATGCCCCAACGGCAACATGCTTACCAAGAAGCTCCAAATTTTTTACCTTATCAGGCCATTTGATCTTTTTGAGCCAACCAGTTTGTGATTTGTCTTCGCCATAGCCTTCAAACTCTTCTGTATTTTCAATGTTTGAGACATATTGACGCCAAATCTTTGGCCAATCACCAATAGGCTTGAGACAATAGTTATCATCCATGATGTCTAAGACATCCATTTGATCGATTTCTACAAGTCGTTTGAGCACATAATCCGCATCTACATCAACCCGGTTCAATCGTTGAGTATTCAAATAAGCAATGCGCTCTTGGACTTCATCACGCTGCAGCACGTCCCAGGCATTCTGACGATTCTTGTAGCCTGTTGCTTTACCAGCCTCTTGAGCACTTAGTGTCTTTAAAAATTCATGGCAGAACTCTTCATGACGTAGATTCTTTAAAGGTTCTGCGCCTTTGATTTGTTCTTGCATAGTAGACCTACAATTTATTAATCAATTCTTCTGCTTTTGCTTCAACAGCACTTCTAAAGTCATTAAAGCCTTCACAAAGATGTGATGATGCAAATGCTCCTAATACTTGCAGTTTTTGAATAACTTCAAATGAATTGTTCATCGAGACAATTGGACCTTGCTGTAAGAATGCTTTTTCTAATTCAAAACTTTGTTCTAGCCTTGAGATCATTTCAGCACTTTGTGATCGATTATTTTTGTCAGCTTGATCTTCGATTAATTTTTTTAGTTCTGGCGGAACTCGTAATCTAGCGTTTGTGTTTTCCATTCTATCTCTCCAATGCAAACATCAAATCATCAGGCGTTTCTAAGTAACACCCTTGTTTTAAGCAAAATGCATGTATGTCGTTTAAGTATTCAGTGAATTGCGCAATTGATGCGTCAGTAGTACTAATCAGTTCATTCAATCCATCAGCGACTTGCTGATACATTGAGTGCTGCTCTTTCTTTAATGCCCGTACAGCGGCAAAGGTTGATCTGTATTGACCCACATCATCACGATCATAGATTCGTGCCAGAAACTTCTTTTTGAAGTAGAGATGCTCTGAATCTTTGTCAGTGCCTTGATTCTTTGACCATTGCCCCATCCAAAGCCAATACAATCGGTTTTGAGCTTTTGATCGATCTTTCTCAAAAGGTTTGATCGTCACTACAAGTGGTTTACCTTCTACAGCTGCCTTGGCATGATTCAGATTAAGGTAGTTAATTACTTTGGCTATCTCTGTATGGTTAGGTATTGGAAACACTGCTTGATTCATACCCACCACCTACTAATCTATTTCAAACTCAACCAACTTTGGCTGCTTAAACTCACCCTTGATCAACAATGGAAACATTGGCTCATAGTCTGGATTCTGATGTATGCGTAAATTGAAATACAAATTGATTAAGCTCTCACTTATATCCATAAGCCAACCTAACTTAAAACGCGGCTCAACATGTGGGGCGCCACTCTCTAAATCAGCAAACATTACAGGGCAAATGCCAAAATAACCGTAATGAGTAAATTCGATTGTTTGTTTCATTAGAAAACCTCTTTATTGTTATTTAAATTCAACATCCGCTCAGTCTTTTCTAGCATCTTTGCGAACCATTCTTTAGATTGCTCTCTAGTCAACTGAAAGTACCCATCAAACCAACGATGACAAACATGGCACAACGGAATAGTGTATTTATCATCTGCCTTTCTCGACTTTGATTTGCCATGCTCACCGAAGTTTGAGTGCGCTGCTTGTGATGGACTTGAACCACACTTAATACAAGGAAGCCTTCTTATGCTGTTTAGCCTGCTTTGCGAACGCATCTTCTAGCACCTTCATTCGATCTTTGAGCGACTTAATTTGACGTTCACATTCGGTTTTAAAAGTATGGCTGCTAAACAAATGGTTATAACTTTGCAGCTTGCTTAAATTACTTCTGTAAATTTCTAGATTCTTCTTCGCTTCGATTGTGTCCATATACAATCCTGTTTTTAACTTAGATGAAGTGAGCAGCTCATCAACTTTGAATGCACTCCTGTGCCAAGAGGTCAAATCACCGTTGCACACTTCTCTAAATTAACGACATAAAAAAGCCCCACCGAAGCAGGGCATAAAAGAAAACCTCCCGAAGGAGGTTTGTTAAAAAGGTTAAAAATTAAAAACACTTACCATATTCTTCAGAGGCAGCTTCTA